TCAGCGGCGGCCGTACTTCACGGTCCGCGAAGTGACGCGAAAGCTGACGGACGTGTCCAAAGCCAAAAGCGTCGAGGGGGCGCTGCTCGAGGGACTGCACTCGCTGACCGCAAACTTCCTGGGCCGCGAGTGGAAGCGCGAAGATGGCGCCACCATGCGAATCGAGCGTTGCCTTGTGGACGCGAACTACATGAGCGACACCGTCTACCAGTTTTGCCGCGAGTCGTCGCGGGCCGGCGTGATGCCAAGCCACGGCCAGGGCGTCAAGGCGTCCAGCCTTCCATTCGCCATGTACGCGCGGAAGCCGGGCGACCGCGTCGGGCACTACTGGCGGATCCCAAACACGGCAAAGCGTCGCGTCATCCGCCACGTCATGATCGACACGAACTACTGGAAATCGTTCATCCACGCGCGGCTCGCCACGCCGCGGGGCGATGCCGGGTGCCTGAGTCTCTTCGGCGAACACGGCGACCTGCACCGCATGCTCGCGGACCACCTTGTCGCCGAGTATCGCGTCAGCAACACCGCCAAAGGCCGAACCGTCGAAGAGTGGAGCCCGCGGCCGGGACGGCCGGATAACCACTGGCTCGACTGTCTGGTCGGCTGCGCCGTCGGCGCGTCGATGCAGGGGGCGACGCTGTCGGGGTCGCAGGGATTCGCGGCCGCGCGAAAGCGGCGGGTTTCGTTCGCCGAGATGCAACGCCAACGGAGGGCCGGGGCATGATGACCGAGCAAACTGACGCCGTCGGGATCGCGTGCCCGCGGTGCGGGTGCCAAGATCTGCGGACGACAAAAACCATGCGAGTCCGCGACGGCATGATCCGCCGCTACCGCTCGTGCCGACACTGCGGCCGGACGATGACGACGCACGAAGTGACGACGCGGCGCGAAGCGGTGCGTCGGCGCGGCTGACCGCAGCCGTTTCCTATATGTAGGAAGACTCCAGAAATCCGGCGGCGGTGCGCCGCCACTTCGCGCGCAAACGGCGTTTCTTGTCTCCAGAGGAATCATCCTCGGGAGCGCCGCCCGTGCCGGACGACACGATCACCGACGCCATTCGCGAGAACGCCGCCGGCCCCGCAAAGGCCAGCGGCGACTCCATCTCGGTCGAGCAGCACTCGATCCGCGAGCAGATCGAGGCGGATCGCTACCTCGCCAGCAAGCGGGCCGCGTCCAAGCCGCACCGCGGCCTGCGATTTACCCGCATCGTCCCCCCGGGGGCCGAGTAGATGGGGTGGCTTTCCCGACTGTTTTCGTCGCCGATGGCCGCCCCGCGGACGGTCGCGCGGCATGCGCTCCGCATGATCCGCGGCAGCTATGACGCCGCGCGGACGACCGACGACAACCGGAAGCACTGGGCGAACGTCGACAGCCTCTCGGCCAACGCCGCGCTGTCGCCGTCCGTCCGGCAGACGCTCCGCGAGCGTGCCCGCTACGAAGTCGCGAACAACTGCTACGCGGCGGGACTCGTGCGGACGGTCGCCAACGACCTGATCGGCACGGGGCCGACGCTCCAGATCGTCGCCCCCGACGGGCACGACGCCAACCCGATCGAGCGTTCGTGGTCGCAGTGGGCCAAGGCCGTGAAGCTCGCGCGGAAGCTGCGGTGCATGCGGCAATGCCTCAGCCGCGACGGCGAAGCGTTCGCGGTGATGTTCACGAACCCGAAGATCGACCACCCCGTCAAGCTCGACCTCCGGCTGGTCGAGGCCGAGCAGGTGACGACGCCCACGCTGATCCGCGAAAACGCGGTCGACGGGATCGTCTTCGACGAGTACGGGAATCCGCTCGCCTACCACATCCTTCGCACCCACCCGGGCGACGTGCTCCACACGATGGAGTACGACGAAGTGCCGGCCGAATACGTCATCCACTGGTACCGGCTCGAGCGGCCCGGCCAAAAGCGGGGCGTGCCGATCCTCGCGCCCGCACTGCCGCTGTTTTCCAAGCTGCGGCGGTTCACGCTCGCCGTGCTCGGGGCCGCCGAAGCCGCCGCGATGCAGGCCGGCGTGCTCTACACCGACGGCGCGCCGCACGACGAAGACGTGGAGGGCGAAGCGTTTGAGTCGGTCGAGTTCGAGCGGAATATGTTCACGACCCTACCCGGCGGCTACCGCCTGGAGCAGCTGAAAGCCGAGCAGCCGACGACGACGTACTCCGAGTTCAAGGCCGAGCTGATCGACGAGGCGGCGCGGTGCGAAAACGTGCCGAGCAACATCGCCCGCGGCAACTCGTCCGCCTACAACTACGCCAGCGGCCGCCTCGACAACCAGATGTTCGGCCGGTCGCAGCACGTTGACCACTCCGAAGTCGAGGAAGAGGTCATCGACCGCATCTGGGCCGCCTGGATCGACGAAGCGGCCCGCGAGCCCGGCGTAATCCCCGACGGATTCCCGCCGATGGCCGAGTGCTCCCACGAATGGTTTTGGGACGGCCGCGAGCACGTCGACCCGAACAAGGAAGCCAACGCGCAGGCCACCCGGCTCGCGAACCTCACCACGTCGCTCGCGGAGGAGTGGGCCAACCGCGGCCGCGATTGGGAGAAGGGCATGCGGCAGATCGCTCGCGAGCGACAGCTGCTCGCCGAGCTGGGCCTGTCGCTGCCGGACGCCACGCAGGTGACGACCGCGTCGTCCGCCGCCTCCGCGCTGTCGGACATTGCCGACGGCGACGAATCCGCCGCCGGCCAAGCCGGACTCGCGATCGCCAACCGCAGGGGAGGCCGATGATGGACCGCAAGAGCCGTCGCCGACGCGAACGCATGATCCTCGCCGGGGCCAATCGCCCGTTCGAGCTCTGCGGCTCGGCGGTCGTCAACATCGAGGCCGGCGCCCCCGACGCCACGGCACCGGCCACGGTGCTGATCGAAGCGTACTCCGGCGGGCTGATGAACGTGGACGGAATCGGCCAGATGGTGGCCGACGTGCGCGGCATCGAGGCCGACGGCCGCGTGGTGCTGCTCTCCGGCCACGAAAACACGCTCTCGGCAACGCTCGGCAGCGCGACCGTCCAGGTCGTCGACGGCCGGAGGCTGATGGCCACCGGGACGATCAGCCGCACCAACCCGATCGCCGCCACCGCCATCGAGCTGAGCCGCGATAGCGTGCCGCTCCAGGCGTCCATCGGGGCCGAGCCGATCGAGCCGCCAATCCGCATACGGGGCGGACAGTCGGTCGAGGTCAACGGCCGCACGATCACCGCCGGCCCGGGGGGCTTCCTGCTCTACCGGCGCACCCGGCTCCGACACATCGCGATTCTGCCCAACGGGGCGGACGCAAAGACCAGTGTTTCCATCGCGGCCGAGGCCGCACCAAACCAGGAGGGTTTCGACGTGGACTTCAATACTTGGGTCGAGTCGCTCGGCATGGTCGTCGCGGACCTCACCGCCGAGCAGGTCACGCTGCTCCAGAGCGTCTACGACAAGCTGATGGCGGCCGAAAAGGCCGACGACGCCGGCGAAGTCGAGACCCCCGAAACGACCGCGACCGTGGCCGCGTCCGCCGTCGCCACCATCCGCGCGCAGATGGCCGCCGAAACCACCCGCGTCAACGCCATCCGCGCCGTCTGCGGCGATCGGCATGGCGACATCGCCGCCAAGGCCATCGCCGACGGCTGGGACTCGACCCGTGCCGAGCTCGAGGTGCTCCGCTCGTCGCGGCCGCGCCTCCCGGCCATCCACGCCAAGGAAAACGCCGTGAACACGAAGATCATCGAGGCGAGCCTGTGCATGGCCGCCGGCATCAACGTCGAGAAGTCCTACTCCGAAGAAACCCTCGACCGGGCCAGCAAGTTCCGCCGGCGCGGCCTCCGGTGGCACGCCGAGCAGATCGCGGCGGCCAGCGGCAAGGCGATCGACGCCGATCCGGGCACGCAGCAGTGGATCCAGGCGGCGTTCTCCACCAGCGAGCTCTCGGGAATCGTCGGCAACGTGGCCAACAAGGCTCTCCAGGACGCGTTCGCCATGGCTCCGTCCGTGGCCGAGCAGATCACGGCGACGCGCAGCCACACGAACTTCCAGCCCAACACCGTCTACTCGCTCGCCCTCAACGGCGAGCTCCAGCTCGTCAGCAAGGACGGCGAGCTCAAGCACCTGCGGATGGCCGAGGAAAGCCGGACCCGTCAGGTGCAGACCCGCGGCGCGGTGCTGAGCATCACGCGGCAGGATCTCATCAACGACGACCTGAACGCGTTCGCGGACAACGCCAAGGCCATGGGCCGGAAGGCCGTCCACTCCCGCGAGAAAACGCTGTTCGCCGCGCTCAACGCGACGGCCGCGGGTTCGTCGTTCTTCACCACGGCCCGGGGCAACTACTTCGAGGGTGCGGCGACCAACCTTCAGTCGTCCAGCCTCGCCACCGCGGTGCAGATGTTCCGCGATCAGGTCGGCCCGGACGGTCTGCCGGTGATGGTCGACCCCACCATCCTGCTCGTGCCGACGGCCCTCGAGCAGACGGCCAAGGAGCTCATGAACAGCCAGTACGTCGTCGGGCCGACCACGGCCAAGACGCCGTCGGCGAACGTGTGGCAGGGTTCGTTCACCCCGCTCGTGTCGCCGTGGCTGTCCAACTCCACGCTGACCGGCAACTCGTCGACCGCGTGGTACCTGCTCGGGAACCCCGCCGACCTCGCGGCCCTGGAGATCGCCTACCTCAACGGCCTCCAGACGCCGACGGTCGAGTTCTTCGGCATGGACACCAACCCCGAAGTGCTCGGCGTGTCGTGGCGGGTGTTCTGGGACTTCGGCGTAGCGCTCGCCGAGTACCGCGCCGGCGTAAAGAGCAAGGGCGCGGCCTGAGCCGCCCCGTCGCTCGCCTGATCGAGACCACAACCACAACCACCCCAAGAAAGAAGGACCGAAGACATGGCGACTGCGGACTACATCCACTCCGGCGACGTGATCGACTTCACGCCGGGCAGCGACACGGCGGCCGGCGCCGTCGTCGTCCAGGGCACCCAGATCGGCGTGACCAAGGTGGCCGTGCCGGCCAACACCCAGGGCACGCTCCACGTCCAAGGCGTGTTCGACATCGCCTGCGCGACGGGGACCACGTTCTCGGCCGGTGCGCTCCTCTACTGGAACGCCGGGTCGCAGCTGGTGACGACGACGAACACGGACGTTCTGATCGGCCGGGCGGCGGTCGCGAAGACTGCCGGCCAGCTCAAGGCCCGGGTTCGTATCGGCTGCGCCTGATCGGCCGTCCGGCCTAACTGAAAACCGACGGGGCGCCGCGCAAGCCCAAGCACGGCGCGGCGCCCCGTCTCTCGGTTCGCTCTACGCCGCGTGAGGGATGGCCGTGTCCTCGACCAGTTGCACCGCCGATTCGGTCGCGTTCGAGCGGCTCGCCGCCACGCTGCCGCTCGCGTTCAACGTGGGCGACGACTTCCCGTTTCGGCTGCTCATCAACCGGGATCTGACCGGCTACACGCTGGCCGCCACCATCGTCAACGCGTCCACCGGGGCCACGGCGGCCACGTTCGCCATCACGACGACGCTGACCACCGTGGCGGGCGTCACGAACACGCGCGTCAACCTTTCGCTGACCGACACGCAGACCGCAACGCTCGTGCCCCCGACCCAGTACCGATGGAGTTTCCGGTGGACGACCCCCACCGGCGACACCCGCACCATTCTCTCCGGCCGCGTCCGCGCGGTGAGGCGGTGATGCCATGAGCGACACGATCACGGTCGACGGCGGCGAAACGATCATCGTGGCGCCGGACGCGTGCGCGACCGCTGACTGCGAAGTGCTCGTCAGCATCGTCACGGGCCAGGACGGTGCCGTCGGGCCAGCCGGACCGCAGGGGCCGGCGGGTGCAGCTGGACAAACCGGACCCGCCGGGGCCGCCGGGCCGCAGGGACCGGCAGGGCCAGCCGGGGCAACGGGGGCAACGGGGCCAGCAGGGGCGACCGGGGCCGCAGGGCCGACCGGACCGCAGGGGCCGGCGGGGGCGGCCGGTGCCGCCGGCCCGCAAGGGCCAGCCGGGCCAGCCGGCACGACGACCTGGGCCGGGATCACGGACAAGCCGGCCACGTTCGCGCCGTCCGATCATGCCCACGGCGCCATCACGCCCGACGGAAGGATCGGCGACAACACGACATCAGGGCGATTCGTCGTCACGACCGACCTGGGAGACCTGGCCACGGCCGGCGCCTCGACGGGCAGGTCGCTGCTCGGCCTCGGCGGCGCGGCGACGCTGAACGTCGGCACCGCGGCCGGCACGGTGGCGGCGGGCAACGACGCGCGGCTCTCCGACGCGCGGACGCCGACGGCCCACACCCACGCCAACCTCGGCACGGAGGATGCAAAGCAAGACTTCTACATCAACCTCGCCAACGGCCTGCCAAACATCGAAAACGGCGTGCCGACTGAGGTAAACCATCGCGCCGTGGCGTGGATTCAGAATAGAAGCCACTTCGGCGCTGGTCGGTTCAATCATTACGGCGAGTTCCCGGCACACGCCGGGCAATATAGCGCGACTTTCGGATGGGCCTGTCACGTCATCGACAACACAACTGCATCGGACGGCAATCAAGCGAAGGGCAGTTTCGCCGCCGGTTACGGCAACACTGTCGGCGCGTCGATGTCGTCGGCGCTCGGCCAATACAACCTCGTCCGAAACGTAGGGCACGCGATTGGCGCATACAACCAGGTCGGCGGATCGGGCGAACAGATTGTGGCGCACAACTGGACAAGCCCGACCGCAAGCCACTCTGTCGAGATCAGCGGCAACAGGTCATCGACGTATCCCGTAGGCACTGTGGTTGCGGTCCTTTTGGCGAGCGCCTCGAATGTGGACTCTTGGCAGCCAAACAAGGTTTCGGCGGTCTCCTACAACGCCGGAACGAACAGGACCGTCATTACGCTTGTCGCGCCGGCCGAGTTTCAAGCGGCCACGACTGATTTTCTGGAGCAGGCGAGCGGGCTCGGACAATCCAACGTCCTTACTCGCTCTCTGATCTGCACGCTAAACGGCGGCGGCGAGGGGATCGCGATCGGATGGCGAAACATCATCCCGACATCCCGCGGGTTCGCAATCGGTACCGATCACAACCTGGTGGGCCAACACGGATTCGCGCTCGGTCGCCAGGTCGTGACGAAGAACGCCTACCAGGGCGGCTTTGGAACCGGCTACCTGATGAACGGCTCGACGCGGCATATCGCGCAGATGAATATGTGGTGCCTAAAGCGGCGCACCACCGACGCCACGCCGGCGGTGATGACGATCGACGGACTGTCCACGGTGGCCTCGACCAACTCCATCATTTTAGAGGAGCGGTCGGTATATCGGATGCGATTTGAAATCGCCGGACGTGGGACTGCGGACATAGCCTACGGCGAAACAATCACGGCAACCGTCAAGCGTGACGGGTCTTCAAACCTAACGATTGTCGGGCAGGCAAGCTCTAACAAGCACACCGACAGCGGCCTTTCGACTGCATCTGCCACCCTAAAAGCAAACGGGACGCTCGACTCCGTAGAGCTGGAAGTGACCGGCGTCGCTGGGACCACGATCATCTGGCACGCATACGTCGAGGCGTCGCAAATCTCAAACGACTACACGGCAAACTCTTTGTAATGCCTGCCAAAAACAGGGAGGCGGCGACGCTCTGACCATGCCGACCGACATCTTTCGCGCCGCGTCGCGGTTTCTCGAGGCCAAGCGGCACGCCGTCGCCACCAGCGAAGTCGTCTACCGGCGCGACGACCGCGCCGTGTCGCTCCAGGCCACGATCGGCCGCACCGAGTACCAGCAGGACGACGGCTACGGGATCGTGACGCGGGCCGAATCCCGCGACTTCCTGATCCGGGCTCTCGACCTCGCGATCGACGGCATCGTCACCCTGCCCGAGCCGGGCGACCGGATCGAGGAGCGCCAATGCGGCAGCACGTTCGTCTATGAAGTGCTGCCGATCGGCGGACAGCAAGCGCACTACCGATACTCCGACCCATTCCGGCAAACGCTGCGCATCCACACCAAGCTCATCGGCGAAGAGGAGCAGCGATGCCCGCAGTGATCGTCGAGCTCGCCGACGCCGTCGTCGCCGCCATCGCCGGGCAGGTGTTTTCCATGCCGCTCACGGCGTCGCGAAAGTACGTCCCGCACTTCGACCTGAAAGAACTCGACGGCGTGCAGGTGACGGTCATGCCGCGATCGGTCGCGCTGACCAACGCCACGCGCAGCCGCGCCGCGCACGAGGTGCTCGTCGACGTGGCCGTACAGCGGAAAGTGCCCTACGGCACCCCCGCCGACGTGGATCCGCTGATGCAGCTGGTCGAGGAAATCGCCGACCACCTGACCCGATTGGGCATGCCGACCGTGCCCGCGTCGTGGGTGCGGATGGCCAACGAACCGATCTACGCCGCCGAGCACATGCGGGAAAAGCGGCTTTTCACGAGCGTGCTGACGTTCACCTACCTAGTGCATCGATAACCCGGAGGAATCCATGTCGCCCGTCATGTCGCTATGGGAACAGATTCGGCTACTCAACGAGTGGGCGCCGCTGCTCGGATACGGCCAGCGGTATCTGTCCGAAGTCGACCCGCACCGCCGGGTGCTGGTCGTCGTCGACGCCCTGGAGTGGCTCGCGTCGAAGACCGCGACCAAGCTCGACGACGAGCTCGTGTCGCACGTCACCGCGATCGCCAAGACGCCCGAGGGCGAGGGCTTCGTGCGGTTCCTCGTCGCCCAGGCCGACACGGTCGTCTCCGCGGAGGGCCGGGCATGACCCAGAATCTGCTCCAAGTGCTCGTCGGCATCGGACTCGTCGGATACGCGGTCGTGCTGCTCGCCCAGCGGGCCAAGACCCTCCGTCTGCCGTGGGGCAAGACGGCCGAGCGGGCGCCGGTCGATGACCTGCGACTCGTCATCGACCTTGCCGCACGGCTGCGCGACGCCGGCAAGACCGACGCCGTGGCGGTCTGCCAAAAGTTGCTCGACGAGCTGCTCAAGCCGGGGGTGCCCACGCCGTGAAGCCGTTCGTGCTACTCGCCGCCGGTCTGGTGCTGCTCTTCGGCGTGCCGACGCTGCCGGAGGCCGTGCTGTCGTGGAGGCCGTGGCCGACCGTGTCGCCGGCCCCGGCCACAGCGTCGACGGCCGCCGTGTACGTCTGGGAAAAGGATGACCACGGCGTGCCGCCCCACGTCACACGGGCGGTAGACCGACTCAACCGCGAGCGGCGGGTCGTCGCCACGATTTTCGAGGCCGACGCGACCGACGGGACCGGCGACGTTCCCGAGCAGTACCGCACCGCGCTCGACGCCGCCCGCAAGGCCGGTCTGCCGGCCCTCGTCGCCATGGCCGGCCAAACCGTGCTCCGCGTGACGCCGGCCCCCGCCAGCGAAGACGCCGTCATGGAGGCCGTGCCGTGAACGCGTTCGACGACATCGACCCGCGGCTGATCGACGTGTTCCCCGTGGAGCACGACGGCTACCCCGACCACCTCGCCGCCGAGGACACTACCGACGCCCTGCGCGACGCGTGCGGCAACGCCGCTCGCGACTTCCCGGACGCGCTCTGGATCGAGCCGCGCGAGTGGGCCGACCGGGCACGCGCGAACGACGCGGCAAACGCGTGGGGTCTCAACTACATCGACCGCTTCACGAACCAGGGGGCCGGAGGCGGCCGACCTGGCACCCATGAATGCACCTGCCACAGTCTCCGCGCCAACGCGGAGGCGGCCCGCAACCGGGCAAGGGGCGTCAGCTACCCCGACGGGCCGCGGAAGGATGCACGCTACCCCGAGTCGGCCCTCTACGGATCGGTGTGGCTGTCGCCGCTCAGTGTCTATGCCGAAGCGAACCCCGACCAGTGGGGCGGCGCCAACGTCCGCCGCGTGCTCGAAATCGCCGCCCGCCGCGGCATGCTGCCAGAGACGATCCAGCCCCGCGACTACGGCTTCCGGCATGCGATCGCCGGCACAGCCGGCCGCGGCGGCATGAATCAGGCCAGCGGCCGCTGGCTGCGGGTGTCGAAGTTCCCGGACGGCTGGCAAGAAACGGCCGCGCACTTCCGCCCGCTGGAGGTGATCTTCCCGGAAAGCTACGAGCAGGCCGTGTGCTGCGTGCTCCACGGACTCGTCGTCAGCGTCGGCCGCAACGGCCACGCGGTGCCGTGGGCGCGGTGGAACGCCGCCAAAAAGCTGATGGCCTACCCCGACTCCTACGACATCATCCGCTACGACTCCGAGCGGACCGCCCGATCGGCATGGCGTGGATCGTTCGCCATCGTGTCGATGACCACGCCCGACGATTGGATGCACCCCGCCGGAGGCAACCCATGAGATTCTTTACCCTGCTCGCGATGCTGTTCGCCGCCACCGCCGCGGCGGCCCCGTGCTCCAACTGCGACGGCCACCGCGTCGTCGGCCCCGGCCCGGTGCTCTACGCATGCCCGATCTGCGAAGGGACCGGCACCACGCCCGACATGCCGCCGGCCCCCGGCATCGCCGCCGCGGCCCCCGAGCCGGACCCCGAGCCGGCGATGATGCGGGCGCTGCCCATCCAGGCCGAGCCGGCGCCGCCGGTCCGCGGCCGACCCCGGCCGGTCGTCGCCCGAATCGAGTCCGCGACCGGGCCAAGCCTGAGCTGCGGATCCGGGGTGCTGGTGGCGGCCAGCGGAACGCAGGCCATCGTGCTGACCAACTGGCACGTCGTCCGCGGGAGCCGCCACGACGTTCGCGTCTACTGGCCGGACGGCTCCAAAAGCCCGGCCCGGGTCGTCGCGTCCGATGACGCATGGGATCTGGCGGCGCTCGTCGTCGCCCGACCGTCGGCCACGCCCGTGACCATCGCCGCAACGGCCCCCCGGATCGGCGAGCCGCTGACCATCGCCGGCTATGGACCGCCCCCCTACCGCTACCGCGAGCAACGCGGCCCCGTCACCCAGTACGCGTCGCCCACGAACGAACACCCCGAGCAGTTCGTCGAGCTCCAGGCCACGGCGCGGCAGGGCGACTCCGGCGGCCCGATCTTCGACGCCCGGGGCGAGCTCGCCGGAGTGCTGTTCGGCACCCGCAGCGGCCACACGATCGGCCCGTGCTCCACGCGGCTGCGGGCATTCCTCGCCGCCGTCCACTGGCCCGACACCTGCCCGGATGGGAGGTGCGCGAAGCGATGACGCGAATGCACGAGCTCGCCGACGCCCGCGACTACGCCTGGGCCGCCCTCGCCAAGACGCCCGTGCGCCGGGCGGTGCTCGGCCGGCTGGCGTGTGACTCCATCGTCCGCGTCGCCCTCGCCGAAATGCCGGACGACGAGCAGATGGCCGCGTGCCGGCTCGAGACGGAGCCGCACCGCCGACTCGTCGCCCGGACGGCCAAGCGGGTGCGGGATCGCTACGAACAGCAATGCGGATTCGCGTTCACGACATTCCTACTGTCGTGGGCCATCTCCGCGATCGTGCAGGCGCTCGTGATCCGGTGGTGGAACAAGCGGCGGGAGGCGGACAAGTGACGCAGCAGCAACGCGAAATATGGGAGGCCGCGAGCAAGTTCGGGGTGCCGTTCGTGGTGCTCGCGGTGCTGCTCTGGATGCTCCGCGAAGCGTCGCAAGCCATCCACGCGACCGTGCTGGTGCCGGTCGTCGAAAGCCACGTCGAGTTTCTCGACGGCATGGCCAGCACGCTCGAAGTGATCGCCGAAAGCCAGGACCGGCAAGCCGAAGCGATGCAAGAGCTGGCCGAAGGCCAGCGGGAAATCATCAACCGAATGGGCACCGCCGGGGGCCGACTGTGATCGTCGCCGTCGAAAACAACACGAAGCGCGTTCGCGACGCGGCCCGGCGGGCCACGTTCAAGAATCTGGGCCACGCCGGCGCCGGGCTGCGGCTGGCCGCGCAGCGGCTGATCCGCACCCGGAAGGCGTCGAGCGATCCCGGGAAGCCGCCGCACACGCGGCAAGGGGCGCTCAAGCGGTCGAT